GAAAAGTATGCTCATGTGGTTATCGGCCGGTGGGCTGACGTTGCAGAAGGTGCTGTGTTCAAGAAGTGGGGAATTGTTGACGAGTTCCCGGCTTGGGCAAAGAAAATTGCTTTCGGGCAAGACTTCGGTTATACGCATGACCCGTCTGCTTCCATTCGTTGTGGTATCGTTGATAACGCCCTTTACTTGGATGAAGTGGATTACCGTACTGGATTGCTTTCTTCTGACATCATCAAGACTCTTCGCCCGTGGGGATTGAAAGTCATTGCTGACAGCGCAGACCCACGTTTGATTCAAGAGATACACAACGGAGGAATCAAGATATATGCCGTAGAGAAAGGTGCAGGCTCTATCAATGCCGGAATTGACAAAATGAAAGATATGGAGATTTATATAACCAAACGCTCGTACAACTTGCAAAGCGAGTTCAGAAAGTATGTTTGGGCAAAGGATAAGGACGGGAACCGAAAGATTTAACAGGAATATTCACACATTAAAAATATAAACTATGCCATTGAATTTAGAAGAAATATTAGCATTGCCTGACATCGGGCAGAAGATAAACTACCTGAAGAAAGGTAGGAAGACTGAACTTCCCGACCGTTGCAAACTTTGGGATGATTGGAATCCGGAACGCCACGAAATCATTGTGGATAAAGAAAAGTATCCGGACAGAAAAGTACTTGATAAGGAATCCGAAAAAGTTTTCGATGAAAAAACTGGTAAGACTTATGAAATCGAAGCAAAGTATAAGACTGAACCGGTGAACCGTATTTCTATTCCATTGGAACAAGATATAGTGAACATTCAAACTGCTTTCACGGTCGGCACAGAACCGTCTATGGATTGCATTCCGACTGATGATGATGAAAAGAAGCTGCTGGATGCGGTAAAGGCTGTATTTAAATCCAACAAAATCAAATACCAAAACAAGAAGATTGTCCGTGCCTGGCTCTCCGAACAAGAAGCGGCAGAATATTGGTATGTTACCGATGATGATTCGTTTTGGGCAAAGTTTTGGAAGAAAGTTAAGACTACGTTCGGTGGCAAGGTCAAGCCCACCAAGAAACTGAAAAGCGTGTTATGGTCTCCATTCAGAGGTGATAAGCTATACCCGTTCTTTAACGATGAAGGTAAAATGATTGCTTTCTCACGTGAGTATAAAAAGAAGCTCATGGATGATTCGGAGGTCACCTGCTTTATGACTATCACGGACAAAATGGTTTATCAATGGGATTTGTCTAAAGGGTATGAAGAAAGAACGCCTTTTGCTCATGGATTCCCAAAACTACCGGTTCTCTATGCTTATCGTCCTGAACCTTATTGCAAGAAGATAAAGACCTTCCGGGTCCGGTTGGAGAAACTATTATCCAATTATGCTGATTGTATAGACTACCATTTCTTCCCACTATTGAAGCTAATTGGTGATGTAGAGGGTTTCATGGGTAAGGTTAAGGATAGAATGGTTAAACTTACAGGTGAGGGTGCGGATGCTCAGTATCTGACATGGAATCAGGCAAATGACACCGTAAAATTTGAGGTAGAAACCCTCTTTGAGAAAGCATATTCTATGACGAATACACCGCAAATCAGTTTTGAAAAGTTGAGCGGTGCTGGAAATGCCTTGTCGGGAGTGGCTTTCGATTACGTGTTTCTTTCGACACATTTGCAAGTTCAAAATCATGCCGAGGTGATAGGTGAGTTCTTGCAAAGGCGTGTGAACTTCATAGTCTCTGCTTTAGGTTCTATAAATCCATCTGAATTTAACAAAGCATCTGAAACGATAGATATTAGTACAGAAGTTGTTCCGTATCGCCTTGACAATTTAGAAGATAAAGTTAATGTAGCTGTAAAAGCTGTGTCGGGTGGTGTATGGTCACAACGACATGGGGTAATGTTCGCTGGAAATATTGACCGCATCGAAGAAGAAATTGCAGAAATAAAAGAAGAACAAGCAGCAAAGAATGAGCAAATCGGAAATAAAGAACAGAAAAATGCTTCTTAGTCAGAAAAATTACGAGGTTTATAATTTTAGTATAAGAAAAATAGAATGGTTAGCGGTAATTCTTCGGAGTTACCGCTATTTTTATATTCATAGTAAAATAACGAATAAATGCTTTGATAATATTCGTATTATTACTATATTTGCATGGTAATTAAGTCCAAAGCGTTATGAGTTACAAATCAGTTAAAGACGTTGTAACTATGTTGCAAGAAAACGGTTTTGTTCTAAAGAGTCAGAAAGGTAGTCACATGAAGTTTGAGAAAGACGGCAAAGTGGTTATTGTACCGAATCATAACAGCAAAGGCGTTGAGAAAGGCACTTATTACAGCATTTTGAGACAAGCGGGGCTAAAGTAGCCCCCTTGTTCTCTTAATTAAAAAAGGAGGTAATATGAAAACAGTAGAAGTTATTGTAGAACACGCAGGAAAGAACTTAAGTGCTTATATTGAAGATGCTCCTGTCATTACAGTCGGTAACGACATGAAGGAGTTGGAAGATAACATGAAGGAGGCTATCGAATTGTATTTGGAAGATAACTCTAATCCTTGTGAGGTGCTTTCTGGAGAATTTGAGTTAAAGTTTAAGATTGATGCTGCTACTTTTATCAACTATTACAGTAATATCTTTACTAAGGCTGCATTGAGCCGTATTACAGGAATCAATGAACGCCAGTTGTGGCATTATGCTGCCGGAGTTCACAAACCTCGCAGGCAGCAGTTAGAGAAAATTCAGAGGGGTATTCAATCATTGACAAAGGAGTTATCGGCTATAAATTTGTTATAGTATGGTGGATGTTAGAGAATTGAAAATTGGTAATTATGTCTATTTACAAAATAGCAAAACTCCATATAAGATAACAGAAATAGGATATAGTGAGATTGAATATCCAAAATATGAAGCGAGTGGAATATCATCAGAAGCGGTATTTCGTACCTATGTAGAGAACCTTAATCCCATTCCTCTTACAGAAGAACTGTTGTTGAAGTGTGGATTTGAAAAGCATAAATGGGGAGTTGTCACTTATTATAGTCCCTTGTTTGAGTTGGACGCAGATTTCCATTTGAAGGGAGTCGATTACAATATACAAGTGAAATCCCTCCATCAACTTCAAAACCTGTATTTTGATTTGACAGGTCAAAAATTAGAAGTAAAACTTTAGGCATACTATCTTACTATATTTTAGGCGTGATTCATTCGGTTTCACGCCTTTTTTTGTCATATTTATGACAATAGTCTGATTGTCGTATATAACTATCCTGATTATTTCTCATTCTCTTTATTAAGATCGAATTTTACCGTAGAAATTTATAAATCAAATTCATACGGTATGACAATCTTAGAACAAATCTTAGCAGGGCTACAACAGAAATTCGCAGGGGTGGACACTGCTATTCTTACCCGCATTGCCACTAAGAAGGCAGAGGGTGTAACGGACGAGACAAAGGTAAACTCCATTATTGAGGGTATCAATTTTTCGGACGTGCTTAATTCCTATGGTGATTTCCGTGCCGGGGATGCTTCCAAGACCGCAGTTTCCAACTACGAGAAGAAACATAACCTTAAAGACGGTAAGCCAATCGAGACTACCACAACCACTAAAACGGAAGAGAATAAAGACGATGTGCCTGCATGGGCGCAAGCTTTAATTGATTCCAACAAGAGCCTTTCTGATAAGCTAACACAGTTTGAAACGGAGAAGGCTCAAGCAACACGTAGCCAGCAGATTTTGGCAAAGGCAAAAGAGTATGGTATTCCCGAAAACTACGCCAAACGATGCGCCATTAAGGACGATGAGGACTTGGACGCATACTTCAAGGACTTGAAGCAGGAGTTCGCAAATGACGGCTTCAAAGGCGTAACCCCTCCCGAATCAGCGGAAGAGAAGATTGAGAAAGAATCTGAATCTATCGCTAAAATGATTGATGAGGGTACGAAAACTATTGTTGAACAAAACAAGAATTAATTATGTCAGCAGGATTTAAGTATGACTTGGTTCCGCCCGTTGAGCAAGAGGAACGCTACGATGTCCAGACCGGCATTCGTAGACGTGGTCCGTTCAAACTTAATACGCAGAACCTGGTAGTGGGAAGTTTTCTTCCCGGATTTACACCGATTTGTGCGGACTTGAAAAACAAGTTCGCTTATGCGGTAATCAATGTGAGAGTTGTGGAAGCCTATACCACTGGTGGAGAGGCTTTGTCTATCAAAGTAGCCAAGAACTCTTTGGCTTATGTGGGTATGTTTGTCGGAAGCGGCAAGAAAGGCGCAGAAGTAACGGCAATTGATAAATCTAATGCCGGTTATGATGTATTGACTATTAAGGCTGCTTTTGGTGAGAATATTGCCAAAGATGCTGTATTATTCAATGCGGTTGCAGTTGATGGTTTAAAGCAAAAGCATGTCGCTAATTCGGCTCTGTACAACCGTACAAAGGTTGAGGACGGAATTACATTGGTTTCATTGCTTCGTACAGCCGCAGAGATTGACCCTTCAAAATTGGTTATGCCGTTCTCCGAGAACGATAAAGCCAACATGAAGGGATGGTTTGAATTTAACGAGTAAGGAGGTAGGATATGTTTTTAACGATTCAAACATTATTCGATGATGCGAACATCGTTTCCGCTATCATCAGACGTGTGAACCAGACACGCAAGGACACAATCTATTGGCAGCAGTATCTTACTTTCCGCAGAGTAACTACTCGTGTGTTCAAGGATTATATCGGTTCTGTAACCGGAGTTATGGCCGGCTCTATCAATTCACGTTTTGGAGAGAAACCCATCCGTGAACGTCGGAACATCGGTTCCGGATATGGTGAGATTGCCTATTTGGGTGATGCTTATCAGATGTCTATTGACCGTCTTTCTGAATTGCAGGATTTGATTGACAAGTTCAATGCAGCTAAGCCAGCCGACCAAAAGGCTGCAATGGAAGAGATTGTAAACTTCCTGGCAGACGACTACCGTCAGATTACCCTTGCTGCCCACAAGCGTATGGACATTATTGTCGGTGCGCTGTTGATGCTTGGTGAAGCTACCGTTTACAACAAAGACGCTGCAATCACTTCCGGTCAGACCAATAATAAACTGCTGGAGATTACCCTTCCGTTCAATTTTATCAAGCCGAAAAGTGGAGATGTGGTTGTGGACGGAAAGAATATGTTTATCTCTTATTTGAGAGAGAAACTTCATTCTTTAGCTCCGGATTTTGGTGTTTATGCCAAGATGATAATGACCCGTGCATCTTTCAACAAACTTATTCTTGGTTCATCTGAATTTGGTGAGCAGTACAAGATGATTCTTGGTTCTAATGAGATGAAGTTGAGTACGGGATTGGTTTCCTCTTCTTTGGCTTCCGAAGTGTTCACCGGCATCGGTCTGCCTCGCATCGAAATCAAGGAGGACTACGTGAAAGACCAGACGGGAAAGAATGTGCAGATTTACGCGGATAATCGTATTACTCTGTTACCTTCTGACAACATTGGTTATATGCGTCATCATACTCCGTATGAAGCGACAGACCCAGTACAAGGACGTACTTATATCCCGTCAGAGGGGCAGATGCTTATCTCTAACTATCGTGACAAAAACGGTCGCTACATGGAATATACGGCAGAGTGGATTCCGCAGATTTCCAATCCAGATTTGATTACTAATTTCGATTTGAGCGAAATTGCATCCATCCAATCAGCATAAGGAGGTAGGATATGAAAGTAAAGGTTATATCAGTTTTCCGCGACAAGTTCACCGGAAAGTATTATACTCCCGGTGAAGTGATTGAAGTTGCTGAAGAATCTCGTGTGCTGGATATGGAAAGCCGCAGACTTGCTGAACGGATTGAGGCAAAACTTCCCGAAGTGAAAGCACCTGAAGAAAAGAAGGAGGTGAAAATCTCCCTCTTTGAGAAAGAGTTCGAGAAAAAGACTTTGGTTGATGCTTTGAAGTCCATCGGCGTACAGGCTTCCGGCAATATGAAAGAGGAAACTCTTTTGTCTAAGGTTTCAGAACTGGATGAAGAATCAACAGCCAAACTGAAAGAAGCATTAGGTATCGAGTAAAAGGATAGGGTAGTGCTTCTACCCTTCCATTGTCTAATTTTATAAATCAGAAAAGAAATGAAGAATTTTATTTTTGCCATGTGTGGTTTTTTGATGATGTCTTTGGTTTCGTTGAGCGTGCAGGCATCAAGTGTGGAATCTCCCAAGTGTGAATATGTGAATCCATCGGTTAATGCCGGTTTGCCGGATATTCAGTCTATCACTTTGGAAACGGCTCCGGCTGATTGTGTTGTACTGACCATGACGCATCCCGTGTTTTTGGTTGCAAATAACCCGGCTATGATGTGTTCGATGAAAGAGGAAACGGCTATTCAAGGAAAACAAATTTCAGTCCCTAAATTACCGTTCCGATACGTGTTCAAGTCGAAATATTTGAACCATTATAGCTATACCGCATATAGCAAACTGATTACACCATATTAAGATGACGGTAAACGACTACATACAGCAGAAGTTCCAGACCTTCGGCATTAACTTGTCGGAGGCTGACCTTTTGGATATGTGTCTTACCTCGAAGATAAGCGGAGAGGATGAGATGAATGAGGATTGCTACGATCGTGTCTCTGTGGCGATGGCGAAGTTCATCCCCTCTCTTTTACTTCGGCCCACATCTATTGGGGAAAGTGGTTTCTCAATGTCTTGGGACATTAAAGGGATTAAGGACTACTATTCTTTCTTGTGCAAGAAGTACGGACTGAAAGACGAACTCAATACCGATAAACCCAAAGTCAAGTTCTTATGATATTCGCTCCACATAGATTAATGGTCAAGGTCGTGTCCGGTCCGTCATTTGACGAGGATATGAACCCGCTCCCCCCGAAAGAGGATTGGAAAGACTTTGGTTCCTGCCGGTGTGATGATAATGGCGTGATGAAGCAAATCTCCGTAAACGGGGTAATGTACGACTATAATTATCATGTTGTCTATGAGGGTGGGATACTAAATGCTGGTACCGAGGTGAGAATCCTGGACGGGGAAAGTGTGAGAGCTGAAGGAAAGGTCATCAAGTCCGGTAAGTCTAACTATTTCAAGTATGCGGAAATATGGCTGTAGATTTTGACTTCTCAGATGTTGATGCGGCCTTTGATGAGTTCTATGAAGAGGCCAAAGAAGCGATGATTGAGGTAGGAGAGGATGCTGTTCAGTACGCTAAGGATAATGGGGATTATCAGGATCACACCGGTACACTTCGAAAATCTAATGAATACGAGGTTGACGAAACAGGACTGACGCTGAAGAATGAGACAGAATACGCATCTTATGTGGAAGCAAAAGGATTTGAAGTATTGAGTGGTGCCGCCTTGGAAGCGGAGAAACGATTAAAAGAAAAGTTTGAATGATAGTAACAGGCGACATAGAAACTATTTTGGTTCGGGACTTGAAGCCGTTTGGTATCCCTACTTACAAGAAGGACGCAATACCGGAAGGGGAAGTTACCGAAGAAAGGATAACCGTTATCCCGAAAGAACCCAAACCGGGAACTTATTGGATTAAAGGTTTCGTTGAAGTTAATTTCTGTGTACCTGATATTAATGGAATGGCAAACAAAAGTAGATTAACCGAATTAGAGCGGCAAGCGTCTGGTTTACGTTCTGTTTCCTCTTTTGACGGTTCTACCTATCGTTACAAAGTCTATTCTACCCATCAAGAAAGAGATGTACCGCTAAAGTGTCATTTTGTGAATGTGAAAATAATGTTTGAAATTTTAAATGTGAGATAATTATGGCAGAGAATAAAAAAATTGTGGTGGTAAACCTTCAGAAGCTGGAGGTTGCGCCGATCGGGGCTGGTGGTGCCGAAGGTTCTGTTTTTGAAGAAGTCCCGGTAGTTCATGAGGACACCTTCACTTATGAGGATGAAGATCCGGAGGTTAAGGATTACAAAGATGTAGCTGGAAATACCTATTATTCCTCTAAAAAGCCGGGTGCGGTTAAGATCAATGCTTCTATTGGTATGTATGATCTTGAGACTAAGGCTAAATTCCAAGGTGGTAAGTTTACGGCGGGGTCAGAGAGTAAGCCGGGCACATGGGAGCGTGCCGACCATGTAGAGAGTAAAGAGTTTACCGTCCGTGCCACAACTGAAGATGGTGTGAAAATTATTTTTCCTCGTGCCGGTGTTTCTGCTTCTGGTAAAGCGAATGAAAAGGCAATTGGCTTAGCCCTTGTTTTTACGGCGTTGAAACCAACCAAAGCCGGTGTTCCTATTGAGCGCTGGGAAGACGGGGAGGATACAACTTTGGGTGGATAAGTTAATGACGAGGGTGAGCAATCACCCTCTAATATTTAAACTATGAGTGAGGTTTCAAAAAACATATCAGAGTTACTTTCCGGTACTTATGGAAAAGCTATTGTTGTAGGGGGAACAGTATATGTAATCAAAGCTCCTTCTATCAAAGTGATAATGAGGGCTACCCAATATTTAAGTAAGGTCGATTTACCGGAGAATGGCACTGTGCGGGAATTAATGAAGGTCGCTCCTGCCAATTTGGAGAATATCGTCAAGGGACTTTCATTCTTGGTGGTTGGTGATGTCCCGAATTATCAAAAAAGAGCTGAAAGCCTCGAACGGCAGATGCTTTCAGGTTCTAAAGAAGAATTATTGCAAGCGTATTTTGTCGCTTTTGAGTTAATAACCGGACGTGATTTTTTCGTAGTCTGCCAGTTAGCGATGGAGCTGGCAAATCTAACAGTAAAACCCAAATAGTAGGAGGAAATACCATCGTAGGAAGTATTACCTTATTCATGGAAAATTTGAACCTTTCTTACAGGGAGGTGTATGAGGATCTTCCTTATCTTCTTTTGCTCTTGATGAGTGCTGATAAACCGAGAGCTGTCTATGAGGACAAAGAAAAAAAAGAAGTAATAAAAATGTCGGGGAAGGATCTTATGAGACAGAAAAGAGGCGGGTAGCAAAAATGAAGATTTTTGCCATATACATTAACGGAATAGCCTCTCCCATAAAAATATAAATAGATATATGTAAGCAGTGATTAAAGCTATGACTTTAAATAAGAGAAATAACCAAGGTATGCAATTAAATGACTCTGGTTCATGTACTATTTGTTCTTCATCATCATTGTTATAATGCTTCCATAGATAATAAATATACCAAGTAAATGTTTGTATTAAGTATTGACATAAGTCTAATGCTAAAGATATAATTAAAAAAATAACAGGTTCTAATAATTCATTGGGGATTATAGGCGAATGGTCATCTGTTATTTTAAAGATCCAAATAATACCTATCCCGGCAAATGCTAATTGGCGATTAACGTCACTTAGCTTGCCGGATAGTTCTTCGTAGGCTTCTCTTATCTCTGATAACTTCATTTTTATTTATTACTTTTGGGAGATCTTGGGCCAGTGCCTCTTACTTCTGTAGGCTTGGGTTCTGTACGACTAAGATTTCCGCCTTCCTTTTTTGAAGGAACTGAAGTGGAGCGTGAATTTCGCTGTGGACGTGGTGCTTGTTTTGGATTACCGGTGCTTTTTTGTACCATGATGTTTGTTATTTCATTTTTAATTCATCTATATTGAAACGATTGTATTGTGGTAAGTTATCGTCCAAATGTTCGGGGCGACAGCTAACATAACCCGTAACCTCTGATCGGCCAGAATCGACATTGTATATTTTTTCGACTTTATCAATATAGTATTCTTTATTGCTTTTCAGATGTATCACGATGTCACCTTCTTTAAAATTATTGCAACCCATATACTTTAGCCTCCTATTTTAAATTTAACAATTTACAAATCTATCTAACAAAATCGAAGAAAGCAAGCAGATCCCTTGAAAATTTGTTCGGGCAAGATTTTTTTCTTGGTATATTATTTGTATTACTGAAGTATCTGTGATTGGTATAATGCGCTGATATGTGTTATGTATCTATCTCAAAGAAAAATACAGAGGTTAGTTAGGTTTATAAGCAATGTAGTCTAACTCAAATGTATTTTCTTTGAGAACTATATCATATAGTTGAACATTTTTATAGGGAAGCATTTCCACCAAGGAAGATATTGTTTTCTTTTGATCCTTATTCAGCCCACTACCAAAATAAATGGCTTTAATCTTATTCTTTTCAAAATAGTGTAAACCATGTTTGGGGCTAATGAAACGTGTTTCTTCTTCATTTTGCCATGCTTCTTGCTTTAATATAAGTAAATCTGCTGGTTTAAAATGATCTTTATCTAAAGGATTACACTTAGGGAAATGGCTTATATATTTTACCGCATGTTTTTGTGGATCAGCTATGAAACTATGCTTTTCAATACATTCTTTATGAACAAAATGTAGACTTTCGTCAAAAGCGATACAAACACCTTTACTTGAATTTGCATAATGAGCCCACATATATACATTTAATAAATTACTTAATGATGTAAAGCAACATACGCCTTTGTTATCATATTGATAGTCGTTTATTTTGTTTAACCTTTGCTCTAACTCGTATGGTGAGTCTATGTATTTTTGTATGATATCTGAATTTGGAGAAATAAATTCTGCAATTGTCCTTTCTAATTCTTTTTTGTTGAGATTATCAATCTTATACCTAAATCTGGCTTCAAATGGATCGTTGAAGTCTTCCACTTTAGAAAAGTAGAGTTGTCCATTGATAATGGAACTAAGTAGAAATTCTGAATACTTGAAAAATTTGTATAGCATCTTCTATTCCTCCATCTTAAACCTCGTTCCACACTTAGGGCAGATGATCGTGTTGGGATCGGCCGGCTTGGAAGCAAACAGTTCGGTGACATCGCAGCCTATCGCATCTGCAATTCTTAAAAGAATTTCTGTTGAAGGATTCCCATTGATATGTGTACTTAACGTAACACGAGTAATGTTCATCTTTTCAGCCACCTCATTGACTGAAGTACCATATTTCTTCATGGTTTCTTTGATAATCAGTTTGTCTATCATATAAATGTGCTATTATTTTTTCACAAAGTTACATTTATTACTGTGATGTAAAACGATAGTATTACTAAATGATGTTAAATGTATTATTATAACACTTCTTTTTCTTGCTTATGTAAAATGATGATATTACATTTGCATCATCAAATAATCAATAAAGCATATACAGCTATGACAAACGAAGATTACATGAACGAAGAACTTACTTCTCTTTCTACAATGACGGACGAAGAGATTTGTGAAAAGTACAATCTGGATTCGGCAGACGAAGCAGAGATCTATATTCGTGAATATTGGACTTGCATAGCTTGAAACGATTACACATAAACAACTAAACATAAACGATTATGAGCACTACATTTAAAAACAGCATGAGAGAGGTAATGAGCACAGCTTGGCGTTTCTTCAGAATCACAGGCGAGAGTTTTTCAGAGTGTTTAAAAAGAAGCTGGTTGCTTCTGAAACTAAAAATACAGATGAAGAAAAGGACGGTTCAATTCTTCTATCAGAAAGTAAACGGTGAGATCCGTCAAGCGTTTGGCACAATGAAAGACGAAGTGATTGCCGATAAGATCAAAGGCAACGACACCCGTAGAAAGAATGACGATCTCTTTACCTATTGGGATTGCGAGAAAGAAGCATTCAGGTCATTCAAGAAGTTTAACCTTGTAAAGATAGCATAGTTATGGTAACAGATTACGCCGGCAGACGCGTTCTGCCACTGTCAGATAAAGAAACTGCTCAATTAGTGAGTTATTCAGAGAGGTGTCAACCGTATTATGCTTTTGATGAAGTGGTATTTTGTAAGTTAATAGACCTTGTTCTACCCGAAATAAGATGCAATTTATATATCGGTAATAATGCGGTTTACAGATACTTGAAAGAGAAGCTCAACCTATTTGTAGGCAAGTATTATCCGAACGGATTTAAAGAGAACACTCAAAGCGACTATCTGTTTTTTAGAAATGAGTTAGTAAAGAAAGTACAGTGCCCTCGAATACATTGCAGTTTCAAAGATTACAATAGGGTTGAGAAAGATTTATTCATCATGCTTATGCGTTCTTGCAGAGATTATATATATGCCAATTTCACAGAAGAGGCAGAGGATAAATTTATAAAGTCCTTGTACAAGATAAGCCTTATGGCCTCTTAACACGATTATCAAAGGCCGTCCGAACCACTTTTGGGGCGGCCTTTACCTAATTTACGACAATGAGTCTATTGTCGTTTTTAAGGGTTGAAAATATTTTTTGAAAGATTTGGTAGATGATAATTTTGTGATATGAAAACAATCCGGGTGCGTGGCTGCTACCAGATAAGATATTAAAGGGCATTGATTATAGTTGTAGGCAGCCACAATAGACAACTTTAATCTTTGCCCTTTGCTTTTTCTTGTCAAGCGAGACTGAAAGGGCAAGGTAGGACGGCATACTTCGGGGTTCGAATCCCCGGCTACCACTTCGGTCAAAATAAAATCCTCAAAGGTAGTACTTGACCGATCTACCAATGAGGATAGTTTAAAACTTTCTAATAGCGCAAAGTTATGGATTCAGAAAAAGAAAACAAAGAAAAACGAAGTATTTTTTCGTATCAAGGCATTGACATTTCGATATGTGAGTTTAGTAATATGGTGTATGTTAACTGCTCACAGGTAAGCAAGCATTTTAAACCGGCTATTTCAACATGGCTAAGGCATAACGATATGATTGAAGAATATTGCGTGTCTAAAGGCATGAAGAAGAATCAGGTTGTCAGGGCTTTTATGTGGCTATGTGAAGATATCGCCCTTGCTTACTCAAAAGAAGTTGGCAAAGAGTTCTACGAGTGGTTAAAAGTAAAAATAAGTGAGTTTAAGAATAATGGAGTTGTAACAGTAAAATTGGATGATATGGAAGCTCAAAATTCAAAATCTATTAGTTTGGTGTTTAATGACGATAGTGGTCACATTCTAACAAATAGCTTGTTAGTTGCTGAAAAATTTGATAAGCAGCATAAACATGTAATTGATGCAATCAAAAAATTGATTAGCTCAGCCGAAAATTCGGCTCAGTTCTTTGTTTCATCGACTTATGTAGATGGAAGCGGTAAGACCAATCCGATGTATGTTATGAATCGTGACGGCTTTAGTCTTCTCGTTATGGGTTTTACCGGTGAAAAGGCTTTGCAATTCAAACTTGATTTTATTAAAGCTTTCAACGAAATGGAAGAAATGCTCAGAAATACCCAATCTAAGCAATTGACAACCGCCGAAATGTTTTTGCAAATTGCTCAGGTAAATGTTCAGCAGGAAAAGAAAATTGCAGAACTCGAAAGCAAAGTTAGCCGTATTGAAGAACGGACTAAAGCCAATTTAGAATATAGTACTGTTGTCGCTTTCTGTACCCGTAATGATATTGCCGTTGATATTAAAAAACTTGGTGCATATGGTCGTAAAGCCAGTACGATTTGTAAAAAGAGTGGCATTGAAGTTACTAAAATCAACGATCCTCGTTGGGGATATGTCAATTGTTATCCAGATAAAGTCTTGAAAGAAATTTTTGTACATCAATCAAACAATTAATAGACATGAAAAAGAAATTCAGAAAGAACAGAACGAAAAAGACAATTCATGTGGCAGCTTGTTTGTCAGTCGAAAACAATCTTGAGTTCATTCAAACAGCAGATATGACAGAAAGTGAACGTATTGAGTGGGAAAATAAGGCAAGGGCTGTTGCACTTCATGCAGACAATGGTGGTATTCTTGAAATGCAAAAATCTTGCTTGTATTCTGTTGATAAGAATGGATACAGGATACCGGAAACTGAATCTGATACTTTATTTGTTGCAGTATGTGATGATATGGGCGAAGATGAGATATGTTTCACAGTATCGAGTAAAGACGAAGTCCGCAAACTTCGGGATTATCTCAACAAATACCTCGAAGATAATTTTTAATCATAATGCGCACCCGCTTTTCACGATCCGGGTGCGCTATATTGAAACCTATTGTGAGTACAAAAGGATAATTTTTTTACTTTTAGCAGATCATATACAGGGCACTGCCAAGAAGGATGAATAGAAGTATGACACTGGCACAACCGGCATTATTGCTATTATTAGGAATATCTCCATTTAATTTGTCAACGTAATCCTTAGCCTCTTTTATACCCATCTTCTTGGTCTCTTTGTAATATTTGACAGCTTGCAGTTTGCCCTGTGTCCTAATAATATTGAGGATTATTTCGTCTTCCGATTGATTCTTTCTTTCAATGTAAGCTTCTCCAGCTTTAAATCTATTTCCACATTTCAAACATGTGATTTGTACGTCTTTACTTCCAATAGTACCAGCAAGCAAACCGATTCCTCCTGCGACCACCGCTCCGGCTAAAGCCTTTCCTCCACTGAATCCCTTTTGTTCCGTGTGAAGTTCTCGTGAATGACATTTAGGACAACAGAGATATTCTTCATCCTTTACAGGCTGATTCATTGGATTACCACAGTGAGGGCAACTAATCGCCTTATCACTTATCTCTTTACCGCATTCGGGACAATTTATTAGTGCCATAATAGTTTGTTTTCAGCAAAAATACCTTAAAAATAGATATGTGCAAATTATTTTACGACAATAAAAGCGTTGTCATGTATCCATTGGATAAAAAAGGTAGAGTGGACGTTCTCTTGTTTACTTTTATCGGAAAAACGATATGGCGAAACTAGAGTTCAAGATTAAAGCAAACAAACAGCCTGTTGATGAATTATATAAATCAGTCGATCGGTTTCAACAGTTGATGAGAAATTTCAAGCCAACCGATTCTGGGTTTGAAGAGTGGGTTAAGCGCCTCGCGGAGTACCCCAAGAAATTGAAGGAGAGCGCCGATGAGATTGAGAAGATAAAAGCCAAAATTGCCTCATTCAATAATTGGGATGATAAAAAGGGGTTGGATAAGTTGGCAAAACTGCTTGAAACATCGAAAGATAAGTATGATTTATTAGCTCAAAAGACAGTGGACACATTTAATGAGCTTCAATCCTCTACGAATAGGGCATCTGCCGAATTACTATCCTCCCAAAAGAATGTCGATTCTATCACATGGAAATTGATTGATCAGAAAAAGGTTGTCGCTGATCTTCAATCGGAGATCCGGAGATTGAATGAGACTTATCGTTCTGCGGATAAAGAGAATAAGCCATTAATATCCGCTCAGATAACAAGCAAAAAGAAGCAGCTTGAAGATGAGCGTGTTTCTTTGAATAATCTAAGAGCCGAACAAGAACGTGCGAGATTGACCGTGAAGGGATTGAAAGATGAAATGTCTGGTTACGATCGGGCGATTAGTAATTTAACGAACGCCCAAGAGAAAAACGAAATTTCTCTGAAAAAACTTCTTGCGACTTTTGGTGGTATCACCGCCGTGAAGAGTTTTATATCCGATATGGTGCAGGTTCGGGGCGAGTTTCAGAAAACTCAGATGGCCTTTGAGACTATGCTTGGCTCCAAAGAGAAAGCAGATATGCTCATGTCTCAGATGGTACAGACCGCCGCCAAAACCCCTTTCGACCTGCAAGGCGTAGCTAATGGAGCGAAACAGCTTCTTGCCTATGGTACAGCCGCCGAGAATGTAAATGACACTCTTGTGCGATTGGGTAATATCGCATCGGGTCTTTCTATTCCGCTCGAAGATCTTGTCTACCTTTATGGCACGACCCAGACTCAAGGCCGCTTATTTACTCAAGATGTCCGGCAATTCATGGGGCGAGGTATCCCTTTGGTGAAAGAATTAGCTTCTTTGCTTGGCAAGACAGAAGAAGAAATAAACAAGATGGTCACTGCTGGCCAAATCGGTTTTACGGAGGTTGAAAAGGTCATAAAGAAAATGACAGACGAGGGTGGCCTGTTCTACAATCTGATGGAAAAGCAGTCTCAAACCCTGTCCGGCCAAATATCGAATTTGGGTGATGCTTGGGATCAGATGCTTAATTCAATAGGAGAGGATACGCAAGGGGTTGCATCTGCTACGATTTCAATGGCTACTGGAGTTGTAGAGAATTATGAACGAGTCGGTAAAGTACTTGTGCCATTGATAGCATTATATGGTGTCCATAAAGCTGCGATAATTGCTGTTAGCGTGGCAACAAATGGGCTTACAATGGCTGAAAATCTACTATATTTGAAAAGTGAAGCATTGGTAAAGATTAATAAACTGCTTAATGCTACAATGCTATCTAATCCTTATGTTTTACTTGCCACCATCGTAGCCAGTTTTACCGCTACTATGTGGGTTCTTCATGATAGTACAACCGCTGTCGAGAAAGCCCAAAAGCAACTTAATAAAGAACAAGAAGAAGCCGCGCACAGGAAACAGGAACTTACCTCTAAAACAGACAGTCTGATTTCAAAAATAAATAGTGAGACTGAATCTGTTTATTCGCAGGTTAAGGCATACAAAGAGCTGATAAAACTGTTTCCCGAACTTGGAAATGTGAGTCTCGAAGAGTTTAAGAATTTGCCTCAGGATCAGCAAAATAAGATGTTATCATCTGTCAATGAGAAGAGAGAAATAGACAATGCGGTTAAGGCTTATGAGGCTGATCTGAAAAGAATAGAGGACCTTAAAAAGAAAATACAAGAGACAGAATCTTCTCCGTACAATAAATCTGGTAATTCATGGATTCATGATGTAGAACGACTTAATAAGCAACTTGATACTGCTAATAATCTTGCAAAACTCCATAAGGAAGAAATAGATAAAATAAAAGAAGCCCAATGGGAGGCTAACACTCCTGTTGAAGAGAAGGTTAAGCATTATGAGGATGTGAAAAGAAAACTTATCGAGGAAAGGGATGAACTTGATAAAACTTTGACGGAATCAGAGGATATAGCTTCTGTGTGGGTGGGTGTTCCTGATATCATTAGTAGTATCAGGCTTGATGCTTTGAATAAGCAGATAGATGAGACAACAGGAAAGATCAATTCATTAACGAGGAATAGTATCTCTGTTGTACAGAATAAATCCTATTGGGAGAAGCAGAAACAGGATGCAGAAGCTGCTCGTAATGCCTTGGATGTATCAAAAAAGAACTCTGAAGATTGGAGCAAGTATACAAAACAGATACAAGAGGCGCAAACGCAAATAGACAAATATTCTGATTCGACCAAGCGCGAAAAACAAGAAAAGAAAGAGGCGGATAAGCAACTCAAACAGCAAAAAACGATTCATAACGAACTTTTATCCCTCCGTCGTCAAAACCAGCAATCCGAAATTGACCTGATGAAAGAAGGTTCCGACAAGAAGATCGCCCAGATAAACCTCGATTATGACAATGAGATTGCAGCCATACTCGCCAAAGAGAAAGAGTGGAAAGACGCGCAAGGCGGCAAACTGAGCAAAGAACAGACGGTCGAGATTCATACCGCTTTGGTCAATTCATACGTTAAACGAGAGCAATCGACCTCCAATGTGAATAAGGAACAACTGGAGGAAGAGAAACGCGCCATGAACGAATACTTGAAAGAATATGGTTCATATTTGGAAAAGCGTCAGGCTATCACGGAGCTTTATAATGAGAAGATAGCAAAGGCCACAACGGAAGGTGAACGGCTTTCCCTTGCAGAAGGTATGAAGAAAGAGCTGGCGGACGTGGATAATGAAGCCCAAAAGAGCACCTCCATCATCACCCGGTTGTTTGATGATATGAGTAAAAAGAATATCACCTCTATTCGTGCCATTGCGGATGAAGCGGAAAAATTCTTGTCTTTTCTTGAAAAAGGGGAATATTCATCTGATAATTCATTCGGTATTACCAAAGAGCAGTTTGATGTGCTTCGCAAGTCACCGGATCAGTTGAAGGCCATCAAGGATGAAATAGCCAATGTTCGTCGTGAAGCCGACCAAATGGAGACCTCTTTTAATAAAGTTTCAAATGGCCTAAAAAAAGTATTTACCTCTGAAAGTGATGCCAAGAAGTTAAAAGAGGGTTTGGCTGAGATAGAGGAGGGCATGAATGAGATCATGCAGGCCGGACAGTTCCTCTCTGACACGTTTTCGAAGCTCGGAGATTCGTTCGGTGGTGTATTCGGCGGGATAGCCGAAGGCTTCAGTGTGGCTATGGACACTGTAAGTTCTGCAATGAGTGGTGCGAAAGCCGGTTCCATGTTCGGACCGATCGGTGCGTCTGCCGGTGCTGCCATTGGTGTAGTTACCTCTTTGGCCGGTGCCATCGCCAAGATCCATGACAAGAAGAACGAAAAACGTATCCAGCGGTTGCAGGATCAGATCGACACATTGGATAAATCATACGAAAAACTGGATAAATCCATTCAGAAGGCTTATTCGAATGATGCTTCCCGATTGATCGATCAGCAGAACAAACTTTTGGAACAACAGAAAGTTTTAATCCAGCAACAAATCCGTGAAGAACAGGATAAAAAGAAAACCGATAAGGATAGGATAAAAGAATGGCAAAGCCAAATTAACGAGATTAACGAAGCCATAGCAGAAAACAAGGAGAAGGCCAAAGATACCATCTTCGGGGAAGACTTGAAATCCGCCATTGACAATTTTGCAAACGCACAAGCCGAAGCGTGGGCTTCTGGTGAGGACCGGGCAGAATCGGCGAAAGATACCGTCAAAAAGATGATGCGGCAGATGGTCACAGAATCCATCAAGGCGGCAACGGAATCTTCCGGTGCAATGGAGAAGATTCGTGACAAGCTGAAGGAGTTCTATGCCGACAATGTCCTTTCCGGCTGGGAACAGGATTATATCTATAATATGGCGGAAGAACTGCAAAAAGAGATTGACAGGCAGTTCGGTTGGGCTGATAGCCTGATGAAAGATAAGGTGGAAGAGCCGGAGAAAGAAGAAGATATATCCGAAAATACCCTGAAAGGCGCGTATGCCAAAGCTTCCCAGGAAAGCATCGACCTATTGGCCGGTCAGACCGGGGCCGTCCGTATCCTGCTGGAAGATATCCGTGGCGGTATGCAACCGATCCGTGAACAAATGAGGCTGATCTATGATATGCAATCCAGAGGTTGGGAAGATGTGAAGGCCATCCGCGAACTATCAGATAAAGTGGAAAAGAATACCGATCGGATCGCCGAGAATACGAGAGAGATCAAAGAGGTTGCCGGTAAGATATCGGAAAACACTAGAGGCACGGTTGATGCCCTGGAAGGTACTATTAACGTAAAAGTAAAAATGTAGCATTATGGATAAAGAGTTTTTTGAGATCGCAAACCGGTTAGGTGCCTGCCGGTTGTTGCATGGCACGGAAAACAAAGAAGAGCTTATGCGCCTTCTGCTGACACCGCAGGGTACGGAGTTCTGCACGAAGAATAATTTCCCGTCTATGGAACAATTACGAGAGTTCCGGGGCAAGAAGGCCGAAAGCATGGGAATCTATATCGAGACGGACGTGAAACTGACGAATCCGGTGAAGGTATTCCTGGCCGGTTCCAAGGCAATCCTTCATTTTGATACGATCGGCCGCTACAACGTGATCCTGATGCACGGGGCGGAAGCCGAGATCCATGCGAGTAACTATGCCGTGGTGTTCGTAAAGAACGCTGGCGGTAAGGTAATAACTCATAAAGACCATACAGCACGTGTATTATGACAATAGATGGAAAAGACCTATATACTGAATGGGGATGTAAATTATTGGAAGGTTCTTTTGATGATCTTCTGAAATACCCCAAACGTAAGGCAGTCAAATATAACAACTGGGCGGAAGCCGACGGAATCGATCCCGATCTCTCGGTTGTGGAGTTCGAACCTAAGACCGTCAAGTTGAAATTCCTCATGAAGGCAGAAACGCTTGAGCAGTTCTGGTCTGGGTATAGAAAGTTTGTTGCTGATCTGTCCGCACCGGGCTATCGGGAATTCAATCTTATTGCCGGTATGACCAACCGCTTACGATTCAATGTCGGCTCTTCTCACGAACAGCCTGTGCCATTTAATGCAGGGGAGAACGTATCTGTGTTTGAACTTTCTTTTGTCGAGGACAATCATGCCATTTATCCGGCAACTCCGGCCGGCGGTATCGGGCTTCGCGGGCAGTATGCGATTAATGGGATAGACTTTGCAGACTTCGGTATAGGATCGGACGATAACCAGGAGGACATCTTGAAATATCCTGCGGTTAAGGCGCCGTTCACCGATGGCCGTACGGTAGACCTTTCGACAATCAAAACCCTGCATCGGGAAATAAAACTGTCCCTTTGGATGTTGGCCGGCAGTGTGGAAGAGTTTCTGAATAACTATCGGGCATTCTTTAGCCAGATATCCGGTGTAGGAAATCAGGAATTATATATTAAGACGTTGGATGGTATCATTCGGGTGTACTATACGGATTGCCCGTCCTTTTCTGTGGAAGTCTGGCAGGAGAACCGGATAGGGGCAAGATTCACTATTTCTGTTGTTGCTCCCGTAGTGAGTTGGATAGATGCCGGCGGTGATGTTCGTTACTGTGTGCTGAAAGATCCGGATTTGGGGTTATTGGCAGATGAGCAAGGTAGAATAATAGTTTTCAATTGATATGGCAGAAGAATTTGAAATAATCAGGGCTAATTTGCTTCCGGCAGCCGGAACAATAACCGATAATGATATGATCCTGATCATTCAGGGTGGGAGACCTAAGCGTGCTTTGCCCTCTGCAATGAAAGGTAAACAGGGCGATCCCGGCCTTAGTGCGTTTTTAGGGATAAACGATAAATACATCCTTTGGAAACAAGGAGCTAATGGTGCTTGGCAGAATCTGTTGGAAATTGAGAAAATTCGTGGGCCGAAAGGAGAGAAGCCGGTTTTTCGAAAGTTGAACGGTACGCTTCAAATGAAATACGAAGGTGAGCCGGATAGTGCATACGTGGATATTTTCGACCGTGAAGAATTGAAAATGAAGTTTTCCGATCTAACACCAGCAGAAGTGGATCAATTGAAACTGCATTTTTCTGATCTGACAGAGACTGATAAGGCCGAACTTATGAAGCCGGCAACGGATGCGGCAAAAGAGGTTCGTGAACAGATGTCCCAAATTAAGGAGGAAGCTAATACTGCTATATCGAATGTAAACACCGCAAAAGTGAGCGCAGAGGCGGCAACCAAGGCTGCAAATGATGCCGCAGCTTTAGCAAATGCCGCAGCTGGTCAAGCAACTCAATCTGCCGGAGATGCTGATGCAGCGACCAAATTGGCTGTTGCTGCCGCTGCATTGGCGGAGGAAAAAGCCGGTATAGCCAATACCGCAGCCGAGAATGCCGATACCGCAGCAGCTTCAGCCAATATGGCAAAGGAAGAAGCAGATAAAGCAACTGTTGAAGCCAATATAGCCGCAGGAAAGGCCAATGATGCCGCAGGAAAGGCTGACACGGCAACATTAAATGCCAATACCGCAACGGATAAAGCGAATGAAGCAGCATCCTCGGCTACAACTGCCGCCGAAAATGCTAATGCGGCTGTAGAGCGTGCGGATGATACCATAGCTTCTGCCGAGACTGCTACAAAATCGGCGACGGATGCAGCTTTGGCCGCAAACACGGCAAAAGAAAATGCAGACAAGGCGGCAAATACAGCCAATGTTACCGCTACTCTGGCCAATGAAAAGGCAGGACTGGCGGATACGGCTGCTTTGGCTGCTAATACAGCAAAGGAAGATGCCATAGTCGCAACCGGCAAGGCCAACACAGCCGCCGACCGCGCCAATCGTGCAGCCGAAGCCGCCGAAGGAGTCATCAGTGGACTACAACCCGACTGGAACGTTA